CAATAACTTGATGCTTGGCGTCGTCATTTTTGGTGTACAGGGACTTACTAAAGGGTTTGTTAGCCACGGGCTAACTCTCTTGATAAGCGCTCTACCTCTGTGTACAGTTCATGCACCTTGGCTTTAAGGGCGTCACGCTCTATTGCCATGTCCCGTAATGCTTCTTGTGTTTTGCCATGTGATTCACGAGAGTCCATTAGTTGTGTGTAGATACTGGGGGTGTTGTAACGACTAGCCTTGTAGTTCATTGCCATTACTTGTCCTTAAACATTTGTCCAGTGAATACACCGCAGACAAAAACCGCAGTAACCATTATTACGAGTGTAAAAAACTCAGCCATAGAACGACCTCACCTTTTCTTTTAATTGTTCGTTTTCTTTTTCTAATTGTTGACAGCGCTCAATCCAGAATTTAATAACTCTGCGTTGTTCCACAATTTGATCGTTAACTGGTAAATCGGGCATGTGGTTCATTTCATGTCCCCTTTGTATGTTTTGGCAGTGCTCTGAAGATATCCAGCACCCATTTTAGTAATTACCCAACCTGTAGGTACTTTTTTAACTAAGTTGTACTTTTCAAGCATTGCCATAGATTCTTTAGTACGAGAAATGCTCCTGAATTTATTTGGAAACATTGCGTAAACATCTTCGGCAGTAACTGGCTTGTTTTTCATGACAGCGTACTTGAGAGCACAGTGGGTAGACCCACCATTAAGGATGCGTGGTGTACTCATGGTAAGTACCGAGCCTGACGGCGCTCCTGAGGGGCAAGACCAATACGGCGACTCAACTCACGGCTTAGTACTTGAGCACCACGCTCACACCGTTCAAATACAGATTCAACCAGTTTGCGGTATGCACGGCATTCCGAATAAACATTCTGTGCTTCAATGACCTCAGGGTTAATATCCCTGTGAGCCTTGGCAAGTGTGACAGTGTCACCCTTTTCTTTGACGCCCCATTGGCTGATGAGGACCATTGACTCAGTCAAGCGCAAATCGTTTGCGGCTCGCTCTTCTGCAATTTCTGCTTGTACATAGTCAGACTTAGCGTAGGACACCCACGACATAAACTGGTTGTACAGCGACATCAAGTCACTATCTGATAACTCGTCTAACAGATTGGGAACTACTGGAATCTCCGTCACTGGTTTGTCTGGAAGATCGAACTTCTTCTGAAACTTTGCTACTACTGGATCCACTGGGCGATTGCTCATCACTACTCTTGTCACTCCAACACTCCTTTTTGAATGGACAACTTTTACACACACGATTATCTGGGGAAACCCATGATGGTCGATCTGGTGGGATACCTGATTCTATCGCCCTAACAACAGAATGACACGCACCAAGTATGGGGTCAACAATTTCTGGTTGATAGGAAATAGAGAATTCTTTTACAGCCTGTGTTGCTTTCCACTCATATAGGATGACTGCTTGATCAATGCCGAGACAGTACATGTACAACTGTGTTTGACGCACATGTGAATCAAACGGAAACTTAATACGATTCCACAACTCATCAAGAGTAATTTCTTTTTTACCGTAAGGTGCAAAGAGTCCGTAGTCTTCCATACGCACAGTTCCTACGCCAACACTCTTGATTTCAAGTACTGCACGACCTTGCTTGTCATTGATGATGCCATCAGCATGACCAATGATGCGGTGCTCTTCATTAAAGATGGGTGCTTCAGTAGACTCCATCAATCCTGCTTCAGTAAGCCAACCTTGCCACTTACCATGAATGAGATGTCCTTCAGCAAAAATATTTAATCGTTGAAGAGTGAAAGACTCTGGTGCTTCTTCACGACCATTGATGCGATACCAAGATGATCGGGGGCACCAGTCCTTCTTACATATCTCAGAAGGATGCAGATGTAGTTTGTCACGCTCTGCGCTGGTCTTAGAGTTGTTCTCTAGTAGAAGCCTCTCAACAGGCGCTAGAAGTCTGTGGGGGCTGTTGATAAGCCTCTTCATGTCTGCTGGGTTAATTGCCATTACTCGCCAACCATTTCTACAAAATCGTCTTCTACAAGAACTACATACCTACGACCAGCAAGATCAAATTGCAACACAGGTGTGCGGTCTTCTGTGATGGCTCGCTCGATCAACTCACGCAAGTCAACTTCTTTTAAAGTAATTGACTTCTTGTTGATAGTCAGTTTGTTTTCAAATAGAAACTCTGTTGAGCGAACATCATTCTTCCGCAACCAACCACTACCAGAACCTGCATTGCGACTACCCTTGTAGGTGTTGGCTGTGCGCTGTTCCTGTTTCTTGGATTGCTTCATGATACTGCGCTTTTCATCAGCGCCAAAGGTCATGATTCAATACCGTACTTAGCGAATACTTCTCCTCGAAGTTTTGCTTGGAGACCAAGGTCCTCACGGACACCATCAAGGACTTTGTCTTTGCCTTGCCACTTCTGTCCGTCATACGAATAGAAGGCACCAGCACGCTCGATAAGACCAGAGGCAATACCAATGTTGACCATGTCCTTGACAACATCAAAAGATCCAAACGAAAAGTGTTCGGAGTCAGCAAAGTAGAAGTCAATCACTGCGCTCTGCTGTGGTCGGTGTGTCTTGTTCTTAATAGTGCGACCCTTGATGGTCTGACCTACGGTCTCGTCCTTTTCCTTGAGCCACTCATCACGCTTAACTTCTACACGGCAAAAATAGTGGAAGTTTTTTGCCTTACCACCTGGTGTTGTGCGGTTGTCTCCCCACATGACACCAATCTTCTCACGCCACTGGTTGATGATAAGACCTGTGCAACCACGGTCTTCATTGACAAGGGAGCGCTTCTGTGACTTAGACGACTTACGAAAGAACTTTCCAGTAAGACGAGCACCAAGACCTACAGTGAACTCTTCCATCATCTTTTCTGCCTCTGCGTCTGGAACAAGAGCAGGCAATGAATCAATAACAATCATGTCTACTGCACGGTTATCCAACGCACGGATAGCAAGGTCATACACCTGCTCCATGATGTTGTTCTCAACAATCCAAAGACGGTCAAGGTCTACACCAATTGATTGTGCATACTGAGGGACAAAGTCTTCAGCCGCAATCCACATAGCGCAAAAGTCTGGGTCAAGTGCTTGGTTAGCCGCAATGGTCTTATACGCCATAGCGGTTTTACCTGATGACTCTTCACCAATGATTTCACTCCATTGGTTTACAGGCCAACCTCCGCCAAGCATGAGGTCATAGGACAATACACCTGTGGTGATGCGTGGGATTAACTCACGAACATCAGATCCTTTTACAATCGTACCTACACCATTCTTTTTATTAATAGATGAAATTATTGATTGTAATGATTCGTAGTCTGCCATTTTATCCTCTTGGTGTTGCTTGATCGTACATGCCGTTCCAACCGCACTCGTAACAACGAGGGGCTGGTGAATGACCGTTGATCATAGAATTAGATCCTCGACCTGTTCGTGAAAATACATAAATACTTCCGCAGTCGGGGCAGGTCATGTTACCTTCTTTACGCATTGCTTCCCCGCCTTTCCACAAACGAAGTGCTTCGCCCATGGTCAAGTTATCCGTAGGTGCTCGATTAGGATCAAGAACATCTTGTCGTTCAGCCTGCATAGGTGATGACATGGGGACAGACGCTGGAATATGTACAGGTGCAGACAACGGGGGAGTTTGGTAAGTCCGTTGTGGTGTGGGTTGTTGACCACCAAGTTTTTTTGTCCACCAATCAGTCATCGTACATTCCGTCCTCTTCTTCCATAACCATTATTACTTTTTCAGAATCTAGCAACTTGTTAATAAGTGACACACCATGTGATACCAGTATTCTGTGAAAACTGTCTTCGTCGTCTGTTTCAATTTCTCCCATATCGTGCAGTTCACAGAACCAGTCAGAGGCTTCAAGTACTTCTTCTAAGAGTCCCATAGAGGTCATTAATGCCCACCGAGCAATGACTTCGTAAGTTTCTGCTTCCCTAACTTCTTCTGAGGGTGTCGAGAACCCAACAGTGTTAGCAAACTCCTGCCCAAGTGCTGGAGACAACATGAGGTAATACATCCGCTTGTCAATTGCACTCACTTGGCGTCTGCCCAACTATACGCAGAGTCACAGGAAACCAAAAGAGGTACACCATCCATGACCCTATTGTGCCCCATGGCATCCATGAATCGAGGCTTGAGTTCCTCTAAAATATCTTCAGGCACGGATACCACCAGTTCGTCATGTACTTGAACCAAAAGCGTAGCACCAGTTCCTTTCAGTAATTCTGCTATATCAACCATCGCTTGCTTACAGATATCAGCGGCTGATCCTTGTACAACAGCGTTGACAGCCTGTCGTTCAGCACGAGATCGGGTGTACTCATCTGATGAACTGAGGTCTACTAAACGGCGACGGCGACCAGCAATGGTTGACACATACCCCTTGTTACGCCCTGTCTCAACAACTCGACGCTTCCATTCGGTAAGACCAGAGAACTGTTTGTAATACTGATCAATCATTGCTCTAGCGTCATCAACTGAAATACCTGTGGTGTTTGCCAGTTTGTGTGGTCCACCACCATAAGCCGTAAGGAAGTTAACGCCCTTACCTATTTGACGCTCTTCATTGGTAACTTCCTCTGCTGGTTTCTTAAACAGAAGAGCAGCCGCACCTGTATGAATGTCAATGTTGTTACTAAAGATCTTTAACATTTGTTTATCTTGTGAGAACATCGCCATAACACGCAACTCAATCTGGTCGTAGTCCGCTACAAGAAGTTGGTGCCCCTCTGGAGCAACAAACAAACTTCTAATACTGGATGACCGTGGGATGTTCTGGAGGTTAGGGTTGCTAGATGACAAGCGCCCTGTAGCAGTACGGTGCAAGTGAAACGAGGGGTGAAGTTTGTGGTGGTTCAACTTAGGTATCAATCCATCTACATAAGTGGATTTAAGTTTCTGCATTTCTGAGTACTGAAGAAGTAGCGGTATTACTGGATGCTCGTGCTTTAACTTCTGTAGGGACTCTTCATCTACCGACGGTGAACCTTTGGCAGTCTTCTTGACTGGCTTTAGCGCCAGACCACCTTCACGCTTCTTGTTAAACAAGAGCGCCTGCTTATGAGGGTTGGAGTCAGGGTTAAAACCTACAAAGGCGTGCTCGCTAATAGCCAAGATGATCTCACGAAGTTTTGAATCTAATTCTTTACCAAGGGATTTGAGTGCACGACTGT